GGTTGACAGTCAGATTGCTTTGTTTAGCGGAACGACCGGCAAGATTATTAAAGCAGCCACAACCACGGGCTTACTCAAAGCATCATCAGGGGTGATTGCTCAGGCTACACCGGGGACCGACTATGGTGATGTATCCAGTGCAGATACGGTAGCAACCGACAATGCGATTGCAAGATTTGACGGTACGTCAGGAAAGTTAATTCAAAAGTCTACGGCCGGCGTAACAGATGCAGGATTCTTGACGGCTAATGGTTTGACGTTTCCTGCATCGGTTGTATTGTCAGCAGATCCAAATACGCTTGATGATTATGAAGAGGGTACTTTCACACCGACATATACAAGTACGTTTATAGAATCTGGCGATATTGTTGTTACCTACAACGCGGCGTTACAAAAAGGTTTTTACGTCAAGATAGGGAAAACCGTTTTTTTTAGCATTTTCCTTGCTCCTAATACGGTCACGGTTGTTGGGTCTACAGGAACATCATTAAGTGTTGCCGGTCTTCCTTTCGAGGTTGCAACTACGTTTGGGCAATTTACCTATATTCCTATAAACGGCGGTTATTTTTGGACAACTAACGCACCCTCTTGGTTTTATCCATCGTCTGGAACCACGCAAGCGAGTCTAGGCTACAAGACATCGCCTGATTCAACAATAATGAACGTCATAACTGACAGTAATCTAACAACGTCGGGGACGTTTAGAAGTAACTTGTCTGTCCAAGGCTTTTATCAAACTAATGTTTAAGGAACTCAATATGATTAATAAAGAAGTTGCAATTGACAAGATTGAAGTTCTTGAAAGCGGGACCGTTCAGATCCGACAAGCCACACGAATCATTGAAGACGGTGCAGAACTTTCACGTTCATACCATCGCTGGGCCTTGGCCCCAGGCCAAAACATCGCAGATCAAGACCCTCGTGTGCAGGCTATTTGTAATGCCGTCTGGACGCCTGAAGTAGTTGCGGCGTATCAAGCTCAAAGGCAAGCTGCGTTGCAACAAATAAACGCTGGCTAATCGCACCATGGACGATAAAACCCACGAACTAGCGGTCCTCAAGGCGCAAGCCAAGATCAAGCTTGAGGAGCTTAAAGCACAAGACTCGGCCAAAGAAGTAGCAGGCAAAGCCATTGGCGAAGATGGTTTACTGTATATCTTCCTAATCGTGATCGTTGGTGTCGGTGCATCTCTTTTTCTTGAAGGCGAAAAGATCGCTGCTGTTATGGGTCTGCTAGGCGCTTCACTTACTGCACTTATTCAGATGCTTAACGGCATTGCGGGAACCGCAGCCAAGCAAGAGAAGCCTGAGTTTGAAGTCATTAAAGACCTTATCCATCGTCTTGACAAACTGGACCGTGCCGAACAACCCATGCAGGTTGATGTTGAAGGCAGCAAGGTGACGGTCAAAAAAGGTCAGGACATCGTAACGGCTAAGGGGTAATTATGCTTTCACTCCTATCAACACTCGGTGGGTTGCTGATCTCAGGCTTGCCTAAACTGCTTGATTACTTTCAAAACAAAGCTGACCAAGCCCATGAGCTTGAGCTTGCGAGGATGCAATCAGAGCGTGAACTTGCGCTTGCCAAGGAAGGCTACATCGCCCAACAACGTGTGGAAGAAATCCGCACCGATCAGATCGCCATGCAGACTGACGCTCAAATGACAGTTGCTGCGCTGGACCACGATAAGCAGATCATTGAGAAATCCAGCAAGTGGGTGGTGAATTACATCGGGACCGTACGCCCCAACGTCACGTACCTTCTGATCCTAGAATTGATTGCCATCAACGCCATACTTGCCTATTACGTTTGGCAGCATCCACACCTTGTGCAAAACATCGATGATTTGATCCGGGTAAGTGCGATCATTTTTTCTGATGATGAGATGGCAATGCTTGGCGGCATTATTGGGTTTTGGTTTGGTTCCAGAAGCTGGCAGAAGAAGTGAAAACGGGTCAGGCTGGCATTGAGTTGATGCACAGGTTTGAGGGCAAGAGTCTCAAGCCTTACTTATGCCCAGCCCACATTTGGACAATTGGTTACGGTCATGTCCTGTATCAAGATCAGATCAAATTACCAGCGTTGAGGAAAGATGGTTATACCGGCATCCTTCGCAAGGACTACCCACTCGCAGCCCAAGATAATCGCACTTGGACGCAGGAGGAGATTGATCGCCTTTTTGAGGATGATCTCGTCCGTTTTGAACGCAGTGTTCTTAGAATGTCTCCTAATCTTGCTGGCCGTCAGTCAAGCTTCGACGCTGTGGTCAGTTTTGCGTTCAACGCTGGACCTGGGCGTTATCAGAGTTCTACGATAAGAATGAAGAACAACCGCGCCGACTATGAAGGCGCAGCAGAAGCGTTTATGATGTGGACCATGGGCGGTGGCAAGGTATTGCCAGGGCTGGTTCGCCGCCGCAAAGCCGAACGCGCCTTGTACCTACGGGGTGATTGATGCCTTTACGCAAAATTGTTCTCAAACCCGGTGTAGATCGCGAGCGCACACGCTACACCAACGAAGGCGGTTGGTACGTCTCGGAGAAGGTCCGTTTTCGTCAGGGCATGCCGGAGAAGATCGGCGGTTGGCAGTTCATTACGGACAACACCTTCACGGGCATCTGCCGAAACCTCTGGAACTGGGTCACCCTTGCGGCACTCAATCTTCTAGGCGTTGGCACTAACGTTAAATACTATATCGAGGCGGGTGGCCAATATTTTGACATCACGCCCATTCGTGCCAGCGATACGCTTAGCGCCAACCCTTTTGCCACAGGCTCGGGAAGCGATGTTGTTACTGTAACTGCCGCTTCTCATGGCGCGGTAGACGGGGACTATGTAACGTTTTCAGGAGCTGACGTTGTTGCGGGTCTTGACCTTAACAACGAGTACAGCCTAACGCTGATTGACGACAACAGCTACACGATTGAAGCGGCAAATGTTGCCTCAGCGGCAACAACAGGCGGTGGAGCGGCAGTTGTTGCCGCTTATCAGATCAATATCGGACAAGAGATTGAATCACCACTTGCAGGATGGGGCGCGGGAGCCTGGGGCGCTGGCGCTTGGGGCATTGGTGGACCAACACCGGCCTGGGCAAAGATGCGTTTGTGGAGCGCCATGAACTGGGGCGAGGATCTTGTCTTTGCGCCAAGAGGCGGGGGCATTTACTACTGGGACGCCACAGCAGGACTCACGAGCCGTGGTGTCAACATCACGTCACTGGCCGGGTCGACACAAGCGCCTACCGAAGTCAGTTTCATTTACGTTTCGGACATTTCCAGGTTTTTGCTTGCTTTTGGGTCTAATAACCCGGCAGATACGGTAAGTGGCGCATTTGATCCCATGATCGTTCGTTGGGCCGATCAAGAAAGCCTTACGGATTGGGCCCCTGCGATCACGAATCAAGCAGGCGATTTACGCTTGTCTCACGGTTCGCAGATTGTCACAGCCGTTCAGACCCGTCAGGAGATCTTTACGCTGACTGACTCGGCTGCTTATTCACTCCAGTACATCGGAGCGCCTTTGGTCTGGGGCGCTCAGTTACTTGGCGACAACATCTCCATCGTCGGACCTAACGCCATGGTCATTGCTTCAGGCGTGGTCTTTTGGATGGGCGTTGATAAGTTTTACATCTACGATGGTCGCGTTCAAACGCTGCCTTGTGACTTAAGACGCTACGTTTTTTCAGACTTCAATAAGACGCAAGCGAGTCAGGTCTTCGCAGGAACTAATGAGGGTTTCAACGAGGTCTGGTGGTTCTACTGCTCTGCGGACAGCACGACAGTAGATCGTTATGTGATCTTCAATTACCTGGATCGGGCGTGGTATTACGGCACGATGGCACGCACAGCGTGGCTTGATTCAGGACTTCGCGATTACCCGCAGGCGGCTGCATACAACAATCGAGTGCTTTACCACGAGTACGGGGTGGACGACAACGCCACAGATACACCTGCTGCGATCGATGCCTACATTGAGTCGGCAGAGTTTGACATTGATGATGGCGATCACTTTATGTACGTCTATCGGACGGTGCCTGATATCACCTTTGTAGGCTCCGCAGACGACAGTGATCCTGAGGTTGTCTTTACCATCTATCCCAAGGCAAGTTCTGGCTCACCCGACGGCACTCCAGCCAGCGGCACGGTGGCCTCGCCTGATTATCCGGTCGACCAGTACACGTCACAGATCTATACCCGCTTCAGAGGCAGGCAGGCCTATATCAAGATCCGTTCTAATAAGATAGGTACGACATGGCAGCTTGGAGCGCCTCGCCTTGACATCCGCCAGGACGGTCGGGCAACAGGAAGTGGCGCATGACCTATGTCGTCACCACGGAGTACAACATTGACCGGGTGGTTCCGCCTAATCTGCCGCTTGCCCCCAATCAGTACAACTCAGCCTATCAAGAGGCATTGAACAACGTCCTGCGTCTGTACTTCAACCGGTTAGACAACCTTTTGGCGCGACTTATGGCTACAACCTCTTCTCTACCGGTCACATTACCCGCAACATACTTTGATGCGTTTGGCCGTCAGCGCGTCAGCCAGCCTTACACTTTGTTTGACAGCCAAAGCCGATACGCCGCAGACAATCAATTTAGTGAGTCAACGGCTAACGGCGCATCCATTACCTATACCGCAGATGAAGCAGCCGTACTACTTGCTGCGGATACAACCTCTGGCTCTACAGCAGTAAGACAAACTTATCGCTCTTTTCCTTACCAGCCAGGGAAGGGTTTGCTTATTCTTGCCACGTTTGTGATGGCTGCTGCACAAGCCAATCTGCGCCAAAGGGTTGGTTACTTCAATACACAAAACGGCGTGTTCTTTCAGAAGACTAATGCTACCAACGCTTTTGTATTGAGATCTTATGTAACCGGTACGGTGTCTGATGCAAGGACCGTGAATCAAGCCGATTGGAATGGTGACAAGCTAGACGGTACCGGGGCTTCTGGATTAACGCTTGATACCACCAAGGCTCAGATTCTTTGGATGGACTTCGAGTGGCTTGGCGTAGGGTCTGTGCGGTGCGGGTTCATTATCAACGGCCAGTACATTGTTTGCCACACGTTTGAGAATGCGAACAACATATCCAACGTCTACATGACGACGGCCATACTGCCCATTAGGTATGAGATTGCAGCGACAGCCACGATGGCCACTGGCGCAACCATGAAGCAAATCTGCTCCACGGTTATCTCTGAGGGCGGATTCCAGCAGGTATCGCAAGAGCATATCGCTAGGCGTACAACCTCTTTTGCCAACATTGATACCGCAGCCTTCTACCCCATCGTATCAATCCGTCTTGCATCAGGCAGGACAGGGGCTGTAGTGCTACCAAGTCGTGTGCAATTTCTGCCCCTTACCAGTCAGAACTATGAGATTGCGCTGATCAAGAATCCTACCTTGACAGGTGCGACATGGGCAGCGACGGTACCTTCAGATACGAACGTGGATTACGATGTTGCAGCAACGGCCATGTCTGGTGGCACGATCATGCAGACGGACTATGTAACATCGACTGGCAGCGGCGGTACGGTCAATACTGCATCGGCCATTGATTACAACTGGGATCTTCAGTTGGGCACATCGCTAACAAGCGTCAGTGATGTTTATACGCTTGGCGTGAAAACAGTATCTGGTGCCACCAAGGGTGATGGTGTGGGATCGATATCTTTTTATGATCTGACGCAATAACGTGGACAGTCATGCCCCTATTCACGCATAATATCGGCCAATATCGCGTCCTTTCCCGGCGCGCGGCCCCCTGTAGGGCCTTGGCTCATTTGGAAAGGTTAAATCATCATGGATGAAGCGATGCAGGGCATTATGTCATTGCCCGAGGACCAAGGACCACGGGCCTCGATCACACCTGAGCAAATGGCGATCTACGATCAGATGCGCCAGACCATACCGCCTAAAGAGTTTGGCGACGAGCTTTTGAATACGGCTATGCAGGCCGATCCTCAAGCAGTTCAAGCGTTCAAAGAAGAACTCATGGCGCTTGAGATTCCGCTGGACACTTTAAAGCTTTTGAATGAGATGGTCGATGCCATCTTAGCAAGCCCTGATGACTACCAAACCCTGCGACGTGAGTACATGCGCCGTGGCGTGACTGAGGATCTTTTGCCTGCGCAGTTCGACCCGGCATTTTTTGCCGCTTTGAACATGGCCCTTGATCAAATGCCCGTGCAGCAACCCCAGGCTCCGATGGCCATGGCAGGTGGCGGCATTGCATCGCTTGCACAGTACGGTCGCAATGGCGACACCATGCTTGCGCATATCACACCGGAAGAAGCAGCGTTGCTCAAGGCTCGTGGTGGCGCAGGCACGATTAATCCCATGACAGGTTTACCTGAATACGCAAACATCTTTTCCAGCATCGGCAAGGCAGTCAAAAAGTTTGCCAGCAGCACGGTAGGCAAGATTGTCACAACGGTTGCGCTTGGATTCTTTCTTGGACCTGCCGCAGCATCCATGCTTGGCGTTACATCCTCTGCGGGCGTAGCAGCGGTAGGCGGTTTTCTGGGCGGCGCGGGATCCACGTTGCTTGGTGGCGGCAGCTTAAAGGAAGCTTTGAGAGCCGGTGCGATCGGTGGCTTAACAGCAGGTGCGGCACAGGGCGTCACAGGCGGTGCGGGTGCCTTTACTTCAGGCAGTTACACAGGGCCTACTACTATCAGCGGGCAGTTTGACCGTTTGATGGGCAATGCACCTGCGCCTACTCCGTTGGTTGAAGCAGGACCTGCCCCGGACCTTGCCTCACGGTCTACGATGATGGCCAACGAGTTCGTAGGACCGAATATCCCTGAGACGCCGACAACCAGTAATTACCCCATAGGATCGCAAACACCTGCGCCTATTGCCCCTGAGCCGACTGTCATGACGCAGGCAGGGCAGCAAGTCCCGTATTCGCAATACCAGACAATGCCCCAGGCACCGCAGCCGAGCTATCTTGATCAAGCCAAGGGTTTGTATGACAAGTACATGCCGGAAGCGCTTGGTGGATCGCGCGGCGCGGTCACGCCTGACATGGTGCAAGCGCAGATGCCCAAGGCAGCACAAATGGTATTGACCTTGCGTCCTGATCTTACGCCTGGATCTGGTGAATTCAGTCGTTTAGTCGCCGCTAAGGCAACGGAACTCGCAACACCGGGACTCTTGTCTACCTACGGCCCTGCCGCAGCACTCGGTCTTGGTGCAACAGCACTTGCCGGAGGGTTCAAGACAGCCCCTGCCACGATGCCACTTGGACCGCAAAAGACGGGTGTAGACCTTTTGAGAGAGCGCCCCGATTTGTACCGCCTTTACTTCGGTG